AATTGGAATTTAGAAGCAGTTGATATTGCCTTCTCTAAAGTAATAAACAATCTTCTTACGTTGATTCTATCAAAAGCACTTGGTGAAGACAATCCAGTTTTGTCACCAAAAAGAATTGTACCTTGACCTGGGAAAGTTGCCACAGGATTAACTCTTGCAGGGTATAATTGATCTCTTTGTGCCTTAGTTGGATTGTACGCTAATTTAACTGCGCCTCTAACGATACCTCTGTTAAAGCCTGCTGGTGAAAACCAACTATCTGCAATTAAATCAGTTCTTGCTGCTAGACCCGCAGTGTCACCATTTAATGGAACAAATCTGTATACGTCAGAATATCTATCGTAACAATATTTGTAACCACTATCAAATACAACATAACTAGATGATCTAATGTTATCAAAGAAACCGATAACGTTAGTTGTTTGTGTATTTGAGTTAGTAACATTAACTACATCTGATCTTTGTGGTGAACAAAATACAACAGCGTCTTTTCTATTCTCTGCAATAGTGATTAGATTGTCAACGTGTGTTGTACTTCCACTTGGACCAGCGATGATTAATCCTACATCAACAGTTTCGGCATCTTGGAACTTCTCGTAAGCAGTTTTCAATTGTCCGTCTGTTACTGTAGTACCATCAGAACCACCAGATAATGATTCTAAAGTTGGTGTATTAACTGCTGTGAAAGTAGTTCCACTTGCAGCATTACCCCAATTAGAACCAGCAGTATTGTGGTCCATCCAGTAAATAAACTGTGACTTATTCTTAATCACAGTTGGATAGTAGTTAGTGTCTCCTTGTGGAGATTTTGCGTCACTCGCTTTTGATAAATTAGAAAATGATTCTATTACTTCGCCTGGAGTACCAGTGATACCACCATCTTCGTCAACTACGACTACGTGGATTTCATCGCCTGAACCTGATCTTGCAGATGCATATGCTGATGTTCCTGGAGCGCCGTCAACTGAATCGTAATATCTCCATCTTCTTTTTATTTTTGCATTATCGGCAACAACTCTTTTTAATCCGCCAGCACCTCTAGGGTGTTGAACAAAATTAATTACTTCACGAGCTCCTAATGATGTAACTCTGTAAAAGTCACCATCATCAAAGTCGTCAGTTGATGCAGTTGATGAAAACTGAATAATATCGCCTACATTAAATACTGCATTGTTATCAACAGCAACAGAAGTATCTCCTACTACGTTTGTTGTTGAAGTTGATGCAACTAATGACGCTGATATTTCTTCGTAAGCTGTAGCCGTTGGGCAAGTAGCAACTAATAAGTTGTTACCGTGTACTCCTGCTGTTCTTGCAGCAAAAGTTCCTACTACACCTTGTCCGCTTTCATAGTTATTTTCGTAATCATCTATGTTTTTTACTAACACGCTTGATCCTGCGCTGTTAGCATTTGTCAAAGATGCTTGGGTAGCTCGTACTACTCTTAATGCATTAGAGTATGCTAAGAAGTTAGCAGCGCTGAAAAAATGCTCAAAGTTATTTGAGTCAGGTTTTCCAAACGTATCTACTAATTCTTGTTCACTAGAAATTGCTACGATTTCGTCAACTGGTCCCTTTGCGAATTGTCCCGCAAAAGCTCCGATTGATGTTGATACCGCAGGAATAATTCTACTTAAATCTTTTTCCTGTACGAGAACACCTGGTGATACTTGAAATGCCATAGGTTTATTCTCCTCTATAATTAGCTAATTAACATTTTAATTTTTCAAAATCCATAAGTTTTCTTATGACCATAGTCAAACTTTTCAGTTATTGATATTTATAATAACCTAAAATTGTAGTTTATTGACCTTTTCTAACCGCAGGAAACCAACGAGTGCCATACTCATCTACAGTTTCTTCATTCATAGGGTCACTATTGATACCATCATCTACAAACCCAAAGGGTGCCATATCCTGTTCGATTAGATTTTGTTGTTCCATATACATCTGATTTCTTATATTTGAGTCAGATAATTCTTTGAAGTAGGGTTGATTTGAGAGCCATCCAAATATGACTAAACACATAACCAAGTCATCATTTGTACCTTCTTCAGCCATCCAACTGTTCCCTCTACGTGAAAAAGTTGATATTTCTTCAATTATACTAAAGTCATTGACTTTTAGTTTATCACCCTCCATAAGCGTCTTAAAATTCGCACAACCCACCTTTTTTATTTGTTTTGTCATACGTACACCAAGTGATGTACCTCTACCAGAGAACATCGCTCCAAGTATTTGACCCGCTCGACCTCTTTGAGTTGTCATTAAGATATTCGGATATTCTAATTCAAAATGCATCGCTTCAGCGATTGATTGTCCTAAGTCATTTACTTCTGTTAAGATGTGCGCTTCATTGTAAGCCTTACAAGTTTGTGTAATGATGTTTGGAAAGACAAATGGTTTGACTTCATTGTTCTTATATGTACATACAACTTCATACGGAACTTTTCGACTTTCATCTTTTGTAACATCTATAATTGTAAATGCTGAATAGTCTTTGTTTGTACCTCTTGCCACGTCAACACAACAAACATACATATTGCCTTTTATAGGTTTCGTAAACATCTTTAATCCGTTTTTAGATTGTAATGGATCAGCATATGGTGTGTTTTTAATTTTTGCTGGTGAGATAAGAGTATCTACTGAACCTAAAAACTCACACTCAAACTCTTGTTGGAATTGTTCTTCACTTGTATTACGAATAGTCATCTCTTTCCATTTTTCATCTCTACCTGGAACTTCTGACCAATGAACTTCTATAGGTACATAATCATTTCTTTTATTGATCGCATCAATCCATAATTTGTAATATTGATTCATACCGTGTGGTGTTGATACTATAATCATCTTTGTTCTTTTACCAGATGAGATCGTAGGATAAACTGAACTAAAAAACATCTCTGCGATATTTGCTGGTACGAAAGCAAACTCATCTAGGAAAATTATATTAAATGAACCACCTCGAATAGCAGAACTTGAAGTTGCAGCTGCTACAATCGTTGATTTGTTTTCTAACTCAATGTTACCTTTGTTCCAATTAATGATACCTTGTTGCATCCACTTTGGTAAATTTTCATATGCAAGTTGAAGTCTTCCTAATATATCTCTCGCAGTAGAACTTTTGTTCGCCAGTATAGCGATGTTTGAATTTGGATTGAATAAAGCGTAATGTAAAAGATAAGAAATTGTTGTTGTTGATTTACCTGATTGTCTAGGTAATTTACAAATGGTAAATCTATTATCGTGTATTGTTTGTACGATATTTTTTTGAAAGTCATACATATTAAAAGGAACCAAACCTTCATCAAGCGATACAATTCGTACATAGTTTGTCATAAAGTAAATTGGATCATTCGCACACTTTTGATATTCTTTTATTTGTTCTTCAGTAAACTCAACAGGTGTGTTTACTTTTTTTAGGTTAGGATTTCCTAAGTATGCTTCATTACTCATTTACAATTGCCTCTATATGTGTATACCCAAGTCTTTTTGCTTGTGTAACTCTTTGATTACCTTTCTCTACACTATATAGTTTTTCTTTATAGTGTTTACCGCCGGCACCATATCGTTGTGTAGGATTAATCTTATGTTTAAATACTTCAATTGGGTTATTCATCATATCTTTTATATCTTCTACACCATCAGTTAATTTAGGATTATAATTTTCGTAATAAAGATTATAAGTTAAATCACTTATCTTTAGTGTCGTCTTTTTTGGGTGTGATGTCTTTGACTTTAGTATCTTCATCTTTCTTCAACATCTTTTGTAACTCTGCTGTAGAGCCAACAAAAAGAGCATTCTTTATATTTTGATTTGCTGTTTTAGGAACTTCTTTTAAGTCTTTAAGTTTTTTTTGTAAGTCTTGTAACTTGTCAACAGTTTGTCCAACTTGTCCTATCAATTGACCAGCAACTTCGTAAGCTCTAGGGTGTTGTCCTTCTCTCGCAATATCCAGTATACCTTCAATCGCTTCTTGGCCTCGTTCAATTAGATTGTAGTAATTTTCTCTGCTGTATTTGTAGTCGTTATCTACATCAGCCTTCTCGTTATCTTCTCTACGTGGAACTGCTGGTTTAAAGTCTTGTTTGACTAATTCTTTTTTAGGTTCAGGTTCATTAATACCTAATATTTCATTTACCTTATCTTCTAATTTTGACATAATATAATACTATTTATTCGTCACTATCAGTTGTTGTGACGTACTTCTTTCCATCTGTATGTGATGTAATTGTTGTAGTAAAACCAAAATCATCATCAGCGTCTGCGCTTGTTGGATTAGGAACTACTATAATTCTTTCTTCTCTCGCTTTGTTTGTTGTATCTGTGTCTGAATATAAATCAGTTTGTACTTCTTTAATAACCTTAGAAGTATTTGCTGGACCAAATAGATAAGTCTTCGCAGTAAAACCTAAAGTATAAACTACGGCTCTTCTTTGTGAAAAATCACCACTATAACTATCTTCATATTGAACACTATTTAAAACTATTGGTACATCTCTTTTTATATTTAATTCAGGTATGGCATTTACAGTCACTGTATAATCAGGTTGAAAGAACGGTAATATTTGTTCTATAATTTGTAGTCCACCCTCTGCTGTTGCTGTAAACGAATATAGATTGTAAGATATATTATAAGGGACTGGTGTGTAATTATAATTTAATACTTTTCCGTCTGCACCTGTTTTAACAGTTTTGTATTTTTGTATTCTTGTTAACTTACGAGTACCATCATATGTAATACCTGTAATCTCAAAACCCATACGAGGTAAAGTAATAGAAAATTCTCTTTCATCTAAAGAGGGTTGTTGATCTAATCTAGTTAAAAATTTTTCTTTTGGAGCATATGCTAATGGAACTCTAATTGTTTGTACAACATTATCACTAGAGTCTTTTCTTTTAATTTGTATGTTGTTAAAGATTTGACCAAATGCGATGGTCATTCTTCTCATACTTTCGTTATAAAAATATCTTCCAAACATCTAAAAATCTATATCTCCAAATGGGTTACGTTCTGTGAAATCTATTATATCGTCTGCAGTTGACGCTGTATCAAAACCTGCTTCTGTATCTAAATCTAAATTATCAGCATATAATGATTGTGTTTGAATATTATAAGTTTCTAATAACATATAATTACTTTCACCATCTGCTGCATCGTTCTCTAATAATAAAGCGCCGTCTTCGTTTTCTAAACTAACTTGATGTGCTAATTGGTCTAATGTATATGTATCTTCTGCCGCATCAATATCAGTAACACCTGTATCTAATCTTTCTGATGAGTATTCCCAACGAGTACAAACTAATTTGTAAACTGGTAAATTACTTAATTGAAAAAATGGCTCTTGATCTTGTACAAATTTAATCTCAAAAAAACTATTCATT